AGCTAATGAGAAGGAGAGGCAAGAGGTTGCTAAACTCCAAGCAGAGATTGCTCTCATAGAAGCTAAGACTGAGCATGAGATTGTCAATAAGGACCTCGAAGACGAGAAGATCGATATACAAGCAGCTAATGCAGTTATTGGGCGCGAGAAGGCCAAGATGGGTCACCGCCAGAATGAGATAGCAGCAGAGCGTAATGAGATAGATAAGATCAAAGCTAAGAAGGAGTCAAATCGTGCCAAGAAGTAAAGCTGAAGTTACCCGTCGGATAGCCAAAGCACAAGCTGAGCTGTCTCGTTCTAAGGGACGTGGCGCTTTAGGGCTGACTAATAAAGATAAGATCAAATTGTCACAGGCATCACTTGAGAATACGATGCTTGCCAATCGACAGGAGGCCCAGAACACGGACTCCAACAACAAAGCGAGGAAGTAATGGCTAGCAATAATAAAGCGGCTAAAGCCCGCAATCAAAAGATTCAACAGGCTATAGCCAGAGCAGAGACTGGTCGCCCAGATAAAGGCACCGCCAACAGACGCAGGGCGCAGAACACGGACTCCAACAACAAACCAAGACGATAAGAGGAGTAAGGGGATGAGTAAGGAAACAGAGAAGTATAACGAAGCGATGATAACTCTCACTAGCTACCCGGAATGGGAGCTATTCGTTAAAGAGTTAGCTAATGAGATATATCAGACTCAGGCCAACGCGCTTGAGGACTCTAAGGACTGGGGAGACCTGTGCGAAAAGCGCGGGGTGTGCAAGGGCCTAGCTCGTGTACTCAACCTCAGAGACGATACTAAGTTTAACATGCAAGTGGAAGTAGACAATGCCGACCTATGACTATAGGTGTACCGCGCATGGACACTTCGAGTTGCATCAGGCTATGTCAAAGCATAAGTCTGCAGAGTGCCCTAACTGTGGCATACACTGCGACCAAGTGATGATACAGCCGCCCGGCCTTGACATCGAGGCTATGGCAAACGTTGGGATGCCCGGAGCGTTTTCGACTTCGGGAGACCGTCTCACCAAGCGTCATCGAGATGCAGGTCAATCCTATGTTCATCCAGAGCATAGATCATAAACTCTATACACCGTTCCTCGGGAGTAGAGTAAACCTAACACCATACACCCTGCGAAGGGAGTGGTAAGCACAGAGGAGTCATTGACATGGCTAAATACGAAGACTACCTACCCGGTGGTCCAAAGTACACCGGACCGGAAGAGGTATTAGAAGAAGAGATTGGAGAAGCAGAGGTCCAACAGGAGGAGCGAGTCTCTACACCTGTAGACGTCGACTGGGAGAAGCGCTACACAGACTTGGAAGTCGCATATAGCCGCCAAGGACAGCAAATGGGCGACTACAGAGCTCTAATCGATGAACATATCTCCACACCGGAAGCGGAAGCCGCAGGTCCGATTGAAGTAAATCCCATAACACCGGATGATATTTATGAGGACCCTGATGCAGCAGTTCGTAGAGCTGTTGACTCACATCCCGCGATCCAAGAAGCACGTGACCTGAAGAAGGAGCTGGCTGACCAGAGGCTACTCGTCGAGAGACAAGAGTTTCAGGGAAGACATCCCAAGATGCAGGAAACGATTACTTCGCCAGAGTTCGCAAACTGGGTTAACGAAGACCCCATGCGCCTAGAGCTTGCTCGACGTGCAGACGGTTGGGATATAGCCTCAGCGGATGCCTTGTTCGCACTATATGAAGGCAATACCGCGCAGCAAGTCGTACCACCAGTAGTAGAACTGGAATCCGGCTATGGCTCCGAAACTCCTGTAGCTGAGCAATACTCACGTAGTGAGATGTTCAACCAGAAGGTTCGCGCCAAGCAGGGAGACCACGCAGCTCAGGCGTACGTCAAGCAGCACGGTGCAGCATATCGCATAGCGCTTGGAGAAGGGAACGTCCGTGACTAACCTTTAATTTAACCACTACCACGCAAGGATAATACAATGGCAACTTTTGCAGCAACAAATGCCGTCGGTCGCGTATCCGCTGGTAACTTTGTCCCCGAACTATGGTCGGATGAAGTACTGGCAGCATACAAAGCGAACTTGGTGTTTCCGCAGCTGGTGACCACTTTGGACTTCCACGGAGAGAAAGGTGATACTATTCACATTCCTCGTCCGTCTAGGGGTTCGGTCTCAGCTAAGGCAACCGCCACGTCGGTTACATTGATCGCAGAGTCAAACGGTGTGTTTGACCTCACGATCGCATCGCACTTTGAATACTCACGTCTCATCGAAGACATCGCCAAGATTCAGGCGCTTGACTCTATGCGTTCATTCTACACGGATGACGCTGGTTTCGCTCTTGCAATCCAGTTGGACAACGACCTGCAGACGCAGGGCGCTCTGTTCGCCGCTGGTGATGCCGCTCCGACGACCGCTGGTACCGCCTACTCGAAAGCAGAGATTGGTGGCGACGGCGCGACGGCATGGACTCAGGCTGGCTCCGGTAACGGCTCCGCTCTGACAGATGCAGGTATTCGTAGGGCAATTCAGGCACTCGACGATAGTGACGTCCCGGCACGTGATCGTGCTCTGGTCGTTCCGCCTGTTGAGAAGCGCAAGTTGATGGGCATCGCTCGGTTTACTGAGCAAGCGTTCGTCGGCGAAGTCTCTGGCTCCAACACCATCCGCAATGGCCTCATTGGTGATGTTTACGGCGTTCCCGTATTCGTTTCCTCTAATGTCGCGGAAGTGCAAGCTAACGACTCCACGCCTTATCGCGCATGTCTCCTCTTCCAGAAGGAAGCAGTTGTTCTAGCCGAACAGTTGTCACCGCGTACTCAGACCCAGTACAAGCAAGAATTCTTGGCTGATCTGTTTACCGCTGACCAAATCTACGGCTTTGGCACGATGCGTCCGGAAGCAGGCATTGCCCTGATTGTCCCTAACTCTTAAGCTAGGAGATATATCATGGCAGTAGGAAGAAATGATCCTCGTCAATTCCGCAGCATCTTTAAGAGCGCTATCCCGTTTACGGGCACTGTCACTCTTACTGCTGCCGCAGCCGCTGAAACTAGCGATACTGTAGCAGTAGCAGGTGCAGAACAAGGCGACGTAGTTCTCTTTGGTATCGTAGAAGATACCGAGAGCGCAGTCGTCACTGCGGACGTTAATGTAGACGGGCTTGTGGAGTTTACACTTGTGAACGCCACGGGCTCAACCATCACCATCGCAGCAGGAACCGTCGTCAAAGGCGTCGTCCTCAAGTTCGATGATGAATTAGGTCTAGCAGGCGAGTAATAGCTTCGGGGGGTGTGCTAAAACACCCCCCATTCTTTCCATCGGAGTAGTTAGTGGCTAAGCGTCAATTCGCATTGATTAACAAAGTTGTTGCTGTGGGTGCTCATACCCACGTGATTGCTGACGTTACTGACTTCACTGATAACAGTACAGATTGGGACGCAGCGTTTGCGTTCGGCGACCACGCACTTGCTGGTTACGCCGTGCTTACAGCTGTCCAAGAATTCACAGCAGCTAATACATTTAGCGCTGACAACGTAGTACTTGACCTTAACGGATTCAGCTCCGCATCTATTGATTTCAGCGGGACAAACGGACCTGCTGGTATCCGCTGGCGTAATGACATAGACCCAGCTGCGCAGCTTGATCTAGTGTTCCGGACCTCACCGAGCGTACTCCGCATGGAGCGCGTAAGTGACACGGCAACGATGATAGAGTTTGACGGAACCGACCTATCAGTGGACTTTGCTGGTGCGCTCACAGCCACCTCTTACGGCGGCATTACAGAAGCGAACCTGCTCGATAAGACTGGTAACGAAACGATAACCGGGGAGTGGACACACACAGGTAACATCCTTATCTCTAGCACAGCGCCCAGATATAAGTGGGAAGAAACAGACGCGGCTGTTGACGAAAAACGGTGGGATATAGCTGCGGGGGCAAACGATTTACTATTCCGTTCTCGTACTGACGTAGATGGAGTGGGCGAGAGCTGGCTAGTAGTTTCTCGTGCAGGAACAGATGTGTTCCAAGCCGACTTCAACACAGCACTTCTGGCAGATTCTTTCGGTGGTATTTTGTCCGCTAACCTGCTCGACAAGACTGCTGCTGAGACAATCACTAACTCGTGGACTTTTAATGGTCGCATACTAAACAAGAGGAACGAAACATCTGAGTCTTCTATGGAGTTTGCTTCTGGCAACTCAAGCGCAGCAAACACAAAGACACATATGAGTTTTGCCTTTAGCGGCGGAGTGCTTTATCGTCACTCTATAAAGACTCGCCACGAAGCTGGAGCGCAGGCAAATAACGCCATCGACTTCTACGTGTGGGATAAACTTGTTGATCTTTCGACGACATTAGGAACTCTTCGCGTTCTGAGCCTTGACGCTGCTGGATCAGATTTAGTCTCCGACCTCAATGTTCAGGGCACATTAGCAGCTACCTCTTACGGTGGCATTACAGAAGGTGACCTTCTCGACAAGACTGCTGCTGAGACTATCACAGGCGACTGGAGTTTCACTGGGAACGAGATTAATTTTAGTGCAGCCAATCAACAGTTAAGGCTGACTGATACCGACGATGCATCATACATGCAGATGAGTGCATCCGCCAACCTGCTCGCAATGAGGATAACTAGCGTCAGTGCCAATCACTTCTTCCTAAATGCTTCCGGCATTGGGTTTGGTGTGATCCCAAGCAATGCGATCCATGTTGTCGGTAACATTAAAGGCACAACCATCGGTGGAATCACAGAAGCTAACCTTCTTGACAAGACCGCCACTGAAACTGTAAGCGGCGACTGGACACACTCCGGCGACCTGAAAGCTAATGTCATATATCTAGCAGAGCGTGCTAACGGTGACACAGACATCACTGACTCTG